GATAAGTTCGGATGGACTTGCGTTGCCAATGGCGGTGATGGTTACGGGTTACAAAATGAAGATATATCTGAAGCCAAACAAGCCCTCACATCACTCATAAAAGAACTGGTGGCGGAAGCGATGCCCGAGTGGGCAGTAATCTCTGATAATGAAATGAGGATTGACAGAGCTAGAAAGTCAGCTGCAAATTATGCTGTCTACCAGTTCGAGCAGAACCTATTAAAAGCATTGGAGGAAGTATGAGCCATCAACTAGAAGTAACTAGGGTGTGGAATGAGATACGTCAAACACTTAGAAATGCCGCGATGTCACGAATGACGACACCTCAAGCAAATGAATTTCAAATAAGAACAACTTCACTACTTGGCCCATCAATTCGAGAGCTTGTAGACAGAGAAATAATAAACGAACTGAAAACTTTTACTGGAGTTTCTAACGAGATACCTGAATCAGAGATTATAGCAAGAATTAAAGAGCTGGAGGAGCAACTATGACACCTACAGAACCTATTAAAAGCATTGGAGGAGAAGTAATTATGAGTCAAATAATTAACATAGAAGCAGGCGAATTAAAACTGGCGTCGATTTATTGGTCAGAGCCTCACCAGTGCGTGATATATGCTGTTAAAAATGGCGGAAACTATGTACTCGAAAGAGATATGAATGGTGATTTGTACTACAATGAAGTAGAAGTTGTAATAAACACCCCTCAAAAGAAACGCAAAAACTTTTTTGAGAGCATGTTTCTATGACACCTACAGAACAAGATGAGGAGTTACGAGCAGAACCTATTAAAAGCATTGGAGGAGCAGTGATATGAGTACATACGAAGTATTTTTGTCGGCAACAACTAACGACATCCACCACGTAGAAGCCGATACCGAAGAAGAGGCAATCGAGATTGCTATGCGAGAGAGTAACCTTGTTGACCATGAGTTAAGCGTGTTTAGCGTGGAGAAAGAGGAGGACCAACCATATGACACCTACAGAACAAGATAAGAAACTACTCGAAGCCGAGCGCACAACCGCTACCAACATATTGAAGGGGGAGCTGAGAAAAGCGGTAGAAAAATGTTTCACCGATAATGATATGACGGACAGTGGTGAGCCGACACACTTCGATGATATTGAACTGTTCGACACAGAACAAGTTGTTACAGACCTAGTGGAGCTTATACGACTGCATACCAATAAAGAGAGGATAGATGAGTTAAATAAAATACCAGTAAGAATTATGCCACTCGGTAGCAGTCATCACTGGTACACGCAAAAAGAGTTCAACGAGCGTATCGCACAACTTGAATCAAATAAGGAGAGCAATTATGACACCTACAGAACAAGATAAGGAGCTAAGAGAAAAGCTACGGGTAATGATTCGTGGCTATTTACGAAATTATACTGATATTGCCCGTGATTCGTCGGTTTACGCGGATGAGGTGCTCGCGCTAATCACCGCCGATAGGAAGCGTGTTGCGTTAGAGGCGAGGATAGAGCTTATTGACAATATGCTCAATTCTAGTCCTGCAATTTTGCACGACTGCGGTAGGCGACTTGGTGGTGTATTTGGAAAAACATATCTCGAACATAAGAAATCTGAACTCAAAGCTCAACAGGAGGAAGTATGACAACCTCTCCTAACAAAATGAGTGATGAACTTCGAGCTAAATTAAAGGAGGTGAAATAGTATGAGTAACAAGCTAATGTCCAATGACCCACTTGCCACAGAGTTCCTAAACTATGTGGAGAAATACACTCAAGAAGAAACACTTAAAATTATGAAGAAGTACCAAGAGAAGATGAATGAAGACCTTGAGGCGGTACGGGCAAAGATAGTCGCCCAAGCAGGTGTGAGATTATCAAGCATGATGTCAATGCAGGATATGGGCAGAGTAATCCGTATTGAGATTACAAGGAGGCAACCCAATGACCCAGCCTAACCAGAGTGAGATAGATGAGCAGATGAACGATAAAGAACTAACATTCACGGAAGCACTAGAACAACTTATCAACAAATACAGCAAAGAGAATGGCAGTAATACGCCCGACTTCATACTTGCTGAATATCTTACGGCTTGCCTGAAAGCTTACGACATAGCCACCAACGAAAGGAATAATTGGTACACCAGATGAACGATGAAGAACTAGACAATAACTTCGGGTCGTGGCTTGAGTCGCATGGTGTTGAGTTGATTGGCAACAAGCCATCTGTACTTGGTACTTGGCAAGCGATGATAGACCTGAATAAGTTGAAGCAAGCAATCCTAGTTTGGCACACCCGCAAGCTCAATGAAGCGGTGCTAGCAGAACTTAATCGCTTGTACGTCGAACACAACCGTCATTTTGGCACTGATACCTGTGAACTTATCAAGGAGCGTATTACAGAAATTAAATTGGAGTCTATATATGAACGACGACATTCTTGAAGCCGCTAAATGGCTATGCGAGCAAGAGCAAACACTAGAGGATAACCAATAAAGGAGAGAGATGATGAAGATACTCAATTTGTATGCCGGTATCGGCGGCAATCGTAAACTTTGGAGTGATGAACATGAGGTGTGGTCGGTCGAATCGTTTTACGATATAGCACAGGCTTACAAGAAGCTGTTTCCCAACGACACAGTTCTAATAGAAGATGCACACCAATATCTACTAGAGTTCATGGAACAGTTTGATTTTATCTGGTCATCTCCCCCGTGTCCGACGCACAGTCGCATGGTAACAGCAAAGCGTGGCTGGGGTATAAAAGAGTATCCAGATATGCGACTGTATCAAGAGATAATTTACCTACAAAAGTTTTGTAAAGTGCCTTGGGTAGTTGAAAATGTTATACCGTACTACGAACCGTTGATTAAACCGACAGCTACTATCGACCGGCATCACTTCTGGAGCAGTTTTGATATACCACCGATGGAAATTGAGAAGAGGGGATTTAGTGTAACCGACGCACCAAAAGAGGTGCTTGCTAGAAGCCTTGGTATTGAGCTTCCAGAGGGTACGAAAAACCAGCGAAAGCTACTAAGAAACGCTGTTAGACCAGAAGTAGGGTTACACATACTAAACAGTGCCTTTTTAACCCCACTAACCAATAAAGGAGAGAGATGATGAGCGCAAGTAAAGACTTAGATGAGCAGATAGATGGGGCACTCACAAAACTTGAAAATTCGGTCGAACAGTCAACTCTAAGACGAGTAGCCAACCGTCAAGATGTGAGTAATCGGACTATTCACGCTGCATCCAAACAACAACTCCTAGCCCTCATCGAGCAGAGAGAGCGTGAAGCGAGGATAGCCGAGCTAAAGCACATACGTGAGTTCTGGGGACAAGCAATTGATAGGACACTAAGCGACAAGCCGTTTAACTTTGTTGCACTTCAAGATATTGACAAGCGTATCGAGTCACTCAAGGCTGGTAAATAACACTAGCATTACTATCTAGCTTATGCTATACTAAGGGCATCATAAACGAAAGGGTAACAACATGGCTAATCTATCAAACATATTCGGGCGCAAGATGACGCAAGAGGAGCGTATCCTAAAAGCACTCATCAGAGCTGATTATCATGGACTCACAAACTACGAACTATCACGACTAGCACTCAAATATACGTCAGTAGTAAGCGATCTACGCAAAGACGGTCATAACATCGTCTGCATGAGAGAAAAGCTCAAGAATGGACGAGCAAGCAATACATATCGGTATTATTTAACTAAAGGAGATAACTAAATGGCAGGAAGCGTCAGAACTGGCAAACTAGCAGCACAGAAGAACCTAGCAAAAGACCCAGACTACTATCGTAAGCTGGGGGCTATCGGTGGGAAAGCACCAACTACTAAACCAAAGGGATTCGCAGCTGATAAAAATAAAGCTCTCACAGCTGGTGCCATCGGTGGCAGGTACAGCCGTAAAGGGTACAAGCTCATGGAGCGCACTGAAACATCTGGAACATATCGACGTCTGTCTGACGGTGTAATCGTAGAGATTAAATACTAGTACAATAGAACTATGAGTAAACTACAAAAGCTGAAAATATACTTTGAGTACGACATTACATGGTATCAAGTTAAAAAGAGGAACAAGACCAAATGAATATCACAATCTACCTCACACTGGCGATCATTCTTGCAACATATTGGCTCACTTCTGCGATAGTATACAGTGCCGGACCGAACAACATCCTATTCAAACTCCGTCACAAATACGAGTTCCTGGAGTGCTTCATCTGCGTAAGTATGTGGGCGGCAATCGCTACTACCCTTGTATCTTACCTAGTACCAGAACTGGTCTATATTATGGCAATCGCTGGCGGAGCTTTACTACTTGACAAATTAAAACGCTAGTCGTTAAATAAGGCCATGGCAAGTGGGCAACGATGGGAGCAAAGGGGTAGACTATCATTCTATATACAGCCCGACAATCTCCTCTATCTATCACAAGAATGTGTAGAAGAGGCTCAGGAACAACAGCAGTAGCTTGCCAACAACTAAACCGCAACTATATTGGCTCTGAAATAAGCAAAGAATACTGCGATATTGCGGAAAAGCGCTTAGCGCAAGAGGTATTGCTATGAAATACAGCGGTGAGGATTTTGCGACATTAACAAAAGGGGCGAAAGATGAGTAGTGCGGTGGCAAACTTTGTAGGGGCTTCACTGAAATGACTAACATACTCGCCAGGGCTTCCGTGCCAGTAGTGGTTGAACAACCACCAGCGCAAGAGTCCCCGCCGAGTGTCAACTACAACAAGCTCGCCCGAAACCCGACACTCTGGGCTAGGGAGGCAAAACGAAACCATAAAGAAATACTGGAGAAGTGGGAGGCGAAGAAATATGGCAAGTAAAAAACCAGCTAACCGACCACTCACTATCAAGCAGACCAAGTTCGTCAAAGCGTATGTTGCTAACGATGGGAACGGCAGGGATGCGGCAAAGGCTGTATACGACGTAAAGACCGACGGGGTCGCCGCGTCAATAGCTAGCGAGAACCTGAACAAACCAAATGTCAAGGAGGCTATAGAGAAAGCGCTCATAAAACACCATATTACGATGGATGCTGCAGTAAAGCCTATCGCTGATGGGCTACAGGCTGAGAGGGTGACGATGACCGATCATGGCGCTGATGTATCACCCGATCACTCGGTACGCCTCAAAGCATCGAGCATGGCACTCAAACTCATGGGTGCGGATAAAGACACAGAGAAGTCAAACTCTATCACGTTCAACTTCAGGGGTGGTGCATCGTTTAATGCGGGGGACTTCAAGAAGTGATAGTAATCGTAATCTGCCAGAAACACAACCGCGCACAGCGTATTGCTGATGTGAAAAGAAGTCGCCCAGATGCGGAAGTATGGGTGGCTGAGATACCCACATGATAGATTACCGCAAATTCATAGAGGAGATATTCTACCTCAAAGACAAGCAAGGGCGCATTATTCGCTTTAAACTCAACGAAGTCCAGGCTGATTATTACAACGTGCTTGTGAATGACTACCCGGACATGCAGGGCATCCGTGAAAACATACTCAAGGGCCGACAGTTTGGTATCTCTACCCTATGGAGCGCAATATTCACCGTAGACTTCATCATGAGCGGCCTCGGTGAGATAGATATTATCAACTCAGACATCTATTCATACAAAGATGAGGACACAAAAGCTCACTTCGAGCGTGTCAACCTATTCCTTGATTCATGGCTATTACATTCACAGGGCGGTGACTACGCCAACCCTGAACACCGGATTGCCCTAGAGAAGCTACGCAAAGCATTCCTCAAGGTGGACACGACCAACTACCTCGAAACACTCAACGGCGCACAGATACAGACTAAAACCGCCAGTGCTAAGGTGTCGGGGCGTGGTTCAACCAAGCAGAACATTCACTGGACTGAGCCAGCTTTTTATCCCAACACCGAGATTATGAGCGCAGAAGACCTCATGACGGGCGCAGAGGAGCAAGTACCCGACGGCTTCGGTAAGATTGTCCGAGAGTCCACTGGCAACCTAGCAAGCGACTATTACGCCAGAGAGTACCAGCTAGGCAAAGACGGCAAGAGTGGATTTAAAAGCCGATTCCTGGCATGGTTCAGTCATAAACCATATACACTCGAAGCACCAGAGGGGTGGAAAGTGCCAGAGTATTACGAAAAGATACACAGCGACGGACTAGCGACGATTGACCAGTGCTATTGGCACTACATGAAAACGAGACAGCTCAAGGACAAAAAGCGCATGAGGGAGTACCCAACTAGCGAGCGTGAAGCATTCCTATTCGGCGGTGATCCATACTTCGACGCTGATGCCCTGCTGTACTACAGCAATAACGTAAAAGAACCAGTAAAGGCGGGTGAATATGCTACGGCGCTATAGAGACATTAAACGTGGTGAGTTCTTCGTCGTCGGCGGTGACTGCTCGCAAGGTGGCGCAGATAGCAACTGGGCGCAGTTCATATCCAAAGACCGCGTGGACGTACCGCTCGTACTTGAGATGCCAGGCGTTGCGGCAGATATGACCACCGTACTACATCAGACACTCGAATGGCTATACGACCAGACTGGTATACAGCCAATCGTCGCGCTCGAACGAAATATGGGCGGCGCAAGTGAGATGGAGCGACTACGCAAGCTCAACAGGCTCAACAAGTACCGACTGTACACACACAAAGGGTTCGGAACGAGCAAGGGCGAGCAAAACACCGAGCGGCTAGGCTTTGTCACCGATGTTGCATCACGACCTCGGTTAGTGGGTGATTTGAAAGTAGCTATAGACTCAAAGGCACTACAGATTTACGACAAGGAGACGGTTGACCAACTTGGCATGTTTATTATCAACAAGCGTTCAGGTAAGGCAGAAGCAGCCGCTAATGCCCATGACGATGCGGTGATGAGCCTGGGGGTTGCATGGCAACTGTACCAGACGGAAGACAAGATTTCACTCGATAACTACGACGTACCGCAATACAAACCACTAAACTTCACTGTCTAAAGGGGGACTATGGAAGATATATCAAACGAAGTCACAGACAAGTTCTACGAAACATTTAAAAAGGGCGATGTGCTGGGGTATCAGACGGACGGAGTGATTAGCCACTACAAGATCGTGCGGCTCGACAAGCGCCGCAAGATAGTCAAGGTAGTGCCAACCACGCTGTACACCGAGAAAGAGCTAAACGACAAATTAAACGGGGAGGGTAGCAAATAAAATGAACAATCTTCAATTCGGGAAGCGAACAATCACCGAATCGTACTTTAACGGAGAATTAGTAAATCGACACGTTACCGAGTCAATACCCGTCAGGGTACAGAACAAATCACAAGCCCTCGATGAAATGATAAAAGGGCTCGATGTCATAGCGAACCGCAGCACGAGCGAAGTGATACTCAAGGTTGAGAGCGACAAAAAGAGCGGAAGCATACGCTTGATCACGAAAACGTATACAGTCGATGAGTAAATGTGGTATAATTATAGTAGTAAAGACATGCCTCGTCGTAGATTGTCACACAAGGACAATCCTCGGTGGCTATCTATCTCGAACAAGCTGAGCTAAAAGACGCCTACACAGAGGCTGAAAAAACACACAAAGACTGGATAAAACCGTTTGACGAGTACGAGCGACTCGCCGGTAATAAAATATCCAAAACCCTTGCTAAGTACATGCCACGCGTCAACGATGGCTCGCTTGCTGCGTCCCTAATCGAAACCCCGATGAACGTCCTCCCCTCGATGCAGACGGGTAAGTTCAAAGCAATGACTCATAAAGTCACCTGGCTGAATGAGCTTGCAAACATTATATTCAAGACCAAAATACTTCCAAACGCTAACACTCAGGCGTCATTCTTTGATAAGGAACAAATCGCCCTGTACCGCGCCCTCAAGTACGGTGCACAGCCACGATACAACTTCTTTGTATCAACCGACACCTACACCGGTTCAGACTGGTCACTACCCTACATTCGCAACCTAAAGCTAGAGCCGGGTAAGTTCTCCGTAGAAGACTGCGACTATGTATTCCTCGACATTTACTTCACTAAACTTCAACTCAAGAAGATTATTGATGATGCCAAAACGGAAGCTAAAGATGCTAAGGCCGAGGGGCGCGAGCCTGATACTTCATGGAACGTAGAGAACCTACAAAAACTCGTCGATATGGCTATGACATCGAAAGAGATGGAAGACCAGAACATCAACGAGCGCGAGAAACAAATTAACGCTTCGGGGATTAAAACCACCGTCTGCTTCCAGCGTGGCGTTGGCGCACCATTCACGATGTTCAGTAAACACCTCGAAGATGGCGAAACACTCCGCGACTGGAAGAACCAAGACCCAACCGGCGACCTCCCTATCACGATGCAGTATTGCTTTGAAACACTTGAAAGCCCCTACGGTATTGGGCGTATCGAACTAGCTGGGCCTACACAGAACGTCCTCGACTTTATGACACAGGCGCATGTACTAGCTACACAGCTTGGTTTAATGCCACCAAAGAAGATTAGCGGTGCGATAGATACTGCTAATTTAAACACGATTGTCAACGCACCGGACGCTAAATGGATCACTGGAAATGCACAAGTTGACGTAGTAGATACAACCTCAAAGGTGTACTCACAGTTCGGTATGAACTTCGGGCTATACAAATCACAGCTTCAAACACTCCAGGGGCGAACTGATGGTAGTGTTTCTGCTACTAGTGGCAACCCAGAGTTCAGCAAGACTAGCGCCGGTGTAAACATGCAAGAGGAACGCACCAACGCTCAGGACAACTACCTCAAAAACAAGGCGATGACCGCCAGTGCCAAGATGATTGAAAAGATGATGAACGTCCACATGGCACAGATGAAAGGTGCGGACATTCTCGACGTGGCCGAAGACGACATCGAACGGCTCACCAAGTCCGGATACTTTGACGATAACCCCGAAACACCTGAACCATCACTCGGTGAGCTAGAAATACTATACGAAGACCTGAAAGACACATTTAAGTTTGAGTACGACGCCGCACCTGAAGCTGACGATGAAGAAAAAGCCCGATGGCTGGAACTTATCGACATCGCCACAAGTAATCCGAACGTCATGCCAGCCCTTGAAATGAGCGGCTGGAAGTTTGACCTGGGCGAAGCGATGAAGAAAGTAATCGCAGCCAGTGGCGCAGACGGATGGGAAAAAGTGTTAGTGAAAATTAACCCTGAAAACCAAGCGATGGGCGGTATTGACCCACTCACTGGCGAACCACTCCCACAAGAGGCCCAAATGGGCGGTGAAATGCTACCACCTGAAGAAATGACCTCACCAGAGGCGCTACAAGGGCTAGAAGCACCACAAGACGACATACAACTCATCATGAGCACATACGGCGTTGACGAGCCTACTGCGGCTGCTATTAGCGCTGCCCGCGCACAAGGCTTTGAAGAAGCGGAGATTATCAACTTTTTGCAAGGAAATGAGGCGTAATTATGAACGACGCAGCACTTTACACAGGCGTAGACGGCGAAACCGCTGATGGTATGTTCGGCAACGAAACCCTGCCGGAAGAAACAAAGAAGCGACTCGACGACCAAGCTACGTTACTGAAAGAACTTACCCCGCGCATCCAGGGCATGGTTGATGTGATTGATGAAGAAATAAAACTTGTCATGAGTATCGACAGGTTTGTTAGTGCTGCCACGCAGAAAGAGGAAGACATACGCGCGGAGTTGCAAGCCTCTGCCCTGTACAAAAAGTACCTTGAAACACTCAAGACCAGACTAATCCTAGCACTGAACGAGACAAAACGATGATAGACGACGACGAAATCCAAGAAGCCGAGGCACAGTTCAACCTAGACGAAATGGAGCTGACCACTGGACTTCGTGACGCACGCCAAGAGGGAAACTACCTCATCGGAATTACAGACAAAGGCGTGACGTTCAGGCACAGACTACCAGTCGGGAAGATGTTGACTAAGACGGAAAAAGGAGAATACACGCTCGTAGACTTACGAATGAGCTAGGGGGTAGCGTCAGGTAGCTGAGGACGTAATGTCGGGCTGCCTAACGGTGTTCCCTAGCACCCAGTTCGCCCCTGACAGGGTAGTGGCTCGCCACCAATATAACGGCAGTAATCATAAGGAGAGTACATGGAAGACGAACAGTCAACCGGCGTAGACGTAGCCACAGAGGTTACGACTGCGGAACCAGACCCAATACTAGAGGCCCTATCTAGCGACGAGGAACAGGTGGAGCAAAACACCGATGACCAGTCAACAGATGAGGAAGAAGTTGAGGAGCCTGAGGCAGCGCCCGCTGCTGAGGAATCAACTGAGGAAGAATCAGAGGACTTGCAACCCGAAGATGACCCCAAGGAAGTTGCTCGTCGGGCATACGAGGAAAGGCAACGCGCACGCGCAGAGCGAGAGGCACGAGTCATGGCAGCAAGCCAAGAGTATGTGTCACAAGCCGAAGACGACGTAGACCAACGCTTACGAACTATGGAAGCACAAGAGTACAACCGTAGTATCGAACACGTTGAGAACACGCTAATTAGCGAGTTTGAGCGCGCAAAAGCTGACCCTGACCTCCAACTCTTTAATCCCGATAACAGGGAGTCGTTCAACCAACGAGCGTATGACAAAGCCTTGCGTGATTACAACGCTGGCTATATCGACTACGACGCGAACGGCAACATGGTGGGGATCAAAGGCTCACTAATAGAACATCTAAGAGAGACTGCGGAATTACTCAATGGGGCTGTCCGCACTGGTGCTGTTCAACAGGTGAGAGCGACACGAAGTATGCGAAATAACGCAGACACTAAACCAGCCGCTACGCCTAAAGCGCCACAAAAAGACACAATCATGGAGATTCTGAAGTCTGATTAAAAAGGACTAAGACAATGGCACAAAACTTTGCATCTGCACATCTAAACGCCGTTGACGAGCGAGTTTACCTCGAATCGCTAACGATGGATGCGTTCGACTCAAAAGGTATTCGCCTCGACTTCAATGGTCGTAACAGCGTTACTATCTACAATGTAAACACCGTTGCTGAAAGCGACTATGTACGAAGCGGCTTCAGCCGATTTGGTGCACTCGTTGAACTCGGTACCGGCACACAGACACTCACACTGTCACAGGACAAATCATTTAACTTCTCGATTGACCGCGGTAACTACGCTGATAGCCAGATGGTTACAGAAGCTACTAAAGCTATCAAGCGACAGGTTCGTGAAGTATCTGTTCCTGCAACTGACACCTACAACCTCGGTGTATTGACTGCTTACGCAATCGCTAACAGCCAGGGTTCAATCGGTGGTACAGCAGCAACTTACAGCACGATCTACAGCCTGATTCTTGCACAGCAAGCAGCACTGACGGAACTCAAGTACAGCAAACAGGGCCGAACACTTTGGATCACTCCAACCGTTCTTAACCTGTTGAAGCGCGACCCAGAGTTCAAGCAGGACTGCGACACATCATACGCTGATACCAAAAAGGGTATCGTCGGTATGGTTGACGGCTTGACAATCAAAGAAGTTCCATCAAGCATGCTTGTTGCGAAGTTCGAGTTCATGATTACCTGTAAAGACGTTGCTGTTGCAGTCAACAAGTTCGACATGGTTCGCACGCTTGACAACGACAAAGACGTTGATGGTTGGATCTGCCAAGGCCGCCGCTACCACGATTGTTTCGTCATGGGACAAAAGGGTACTGGTATCCGAATTAGCACTAAAGCCTAATATAACTAAACATCCCGTTGTTTGAGGACGGAGAAACGGAGACAATAATGTTCGAAAGAGAAGAAAACGGCAACAGCAAAGATGGTTGGTACAAGCACAAAGACACTGGTGCTGTCGTAGAATTAGTCAACGACCCAGATCTTGGAACACCATTAACGAACGCTTATATCCGCGCAGGATTTGAGTACGTTGGTGATACCGACCCGCGCAAAGCTGAGGCCGTATCTGAAAAGGAAGACGCTAAGGTTTCCAAAAAATAACTTTAAAGTAAAGGAATAAGCAATGGCTAACCCTACTACCCCATATGTCGGCAAAGATGGCCGCCTATGGATTAACGTAACAGAGAACAAAACTCTGGCAGCTACCGAGTTTGGTTGGGTACAAAACATCATAGCTGATGGTTTGACCCTAACCGCTCCAGCTTCAGCTACAGTTTTGGCTGGCTCTGAATTAACAATCCGCAATGGAGGCGTACCTAAGAGTGGCGCACCTGTTGGAACTGGTGATGATGGAAGCGTTGGCTTCGTACTCACCCCTGCTTCAGGCGACGGCGTAACCGGCAACGGTTTCACTGCTGCTGTCAACAAGGGCGTTACCTACGTCAAAGCTGGCGGTAAGGTCGGTGACGAAATTACCCTCGCTTGTGGTGGTGCTAACACTGCTAAGGCATGGAACGTATCTAAGGTTAGTGGTGCTCTAGCTAACTGGACACGCACAGCTTAGTGATACAGCCTAGAGGGGCGGCTTTATAGCCCCTCACCAAATCTAAGGAATTATATTATGGATAAACGAGCAGACCTACGGCAATACTATCAGGCGGAAGCAAGCAAGCAACTAGCCGACAGGCAACACCAAGAGCGTGCTGCTCAATTAAAATCCCTTGAATCAACAGTGCTACAAGCATTCACAGCGCTGATACGGTTCATGGACGGCAAAACCACTAAAACAGAGGTGGTGAACCAGCTCAAAAGCATATCTACGCCTGATGTTGACAAAGTCGTACGGGCAGTATCAAAATTAGACGCTGATATGCTAGCAAGTAAGCTCGACCTTGCCCCGCTCCTAAAAGCCCTTGACGGAGTAAAGAGTGAATTGGCGCAGATTCCCAAGACACTACCAGAGTTTGAACAGCGCGACACTGTAAGCGTGAGTAACCTTGATGAAGTGGCGTTTGACACCTCGGCGCTCGAAAAGGCTATCAAAGGGCTGAAACTTGACCCAAAGATTGACGTTAAAAGCCCCGTCGTAAATATCGACGCCCCTGACCTCTCGCCATTACAAGGTGTCATGCTTGACTTACTAAAAGCGGTACAAAAACAGAAGTTTGAAATCCCCGCGTTCCCAAAGATACCTAAAACCGACCTGTCTAAAGTAGAGAAGAAGCTAGACGAAAGCAACAAACACCTCAAAGCCATCTCTGAGAAGAAGTTTGGCGGCGGTGGAGGCGGCGGCGGAAATGGCACGCCGTATACTGACGAGAGCGGCACGCCAAAAAATGTGATTCTAACTGATAATGGGTCAATACCTGTTGAAATATCTGTTGACTCACAGGCGCAAATAAATAGCCAATCGCTGCTGAATGAGATCAGCCAGGCCATACAGTCCGTTGCGGCGGCTAAAGGGCTAGTGTCCGACCTGCGCGTGACGATTGTCGGCGGCGGTGTGACTATCTCATCTGGTACAGTTACGACCTTGACAAGTATGAATCAAATGGCTGGGCTTGGGCTAGCGCCGTTATATATGGCACAGGCTAATTCCGGGGCGTATATGGGCAACATTAACAACATAGCGAGGGCATAATATGGCAATTACAAATAACAACGTACCACTACTCGACCGCAAAGAATGGCAAATGCAGACCCCTGCACCAACGGCAACCGCTGCTGGTTCGTTTGTCATTGCACCAGATAGTGGCAACTGGAATAATGCACTCTATGTAGTGTCGAGCACTGTTCACTACCTGTACAACCACGATGAAGACGGATGGATGCAGATACCCTCTGGCGCTATCGCTGGCACATTCGGTGCTGGGGCATGTGGCGTGTTCCACCCGTGGAGTATCAACTACACGGCTAATGGTGGCACAACTACGAGCGTAACGGTACTGGCAAGCACGCACAACATCACCGGGCGCATTGTCGGGCAAACTATCGAGTTCATCTCGGCTGGCACTGCGAGTGGCTTCCGCTCAACTGTTACGAGTATTTTGAATAACGCGGGCGCTGGCACGATCACGATTAACTTTGCCGACGCCGCACCAACCACAATCCTAAACACCCATACCTTTAGAGCAACCACTGGACGCTTTTACGTTATGGGCGCTGGAACAACGGCTGCTGGTAGCTTTAAGGTGTTTGACGTCGCGACGATGGCATGGCAAGCTAACCTGTCTACTACTAACCTACCTGCATCATGGGGTACTGACGGACGGCTTGTAACCGCCTATAACTTTGGTGAAATATTTGCAACCGGCACAGCGACGGCTGGCGCAGCAAACACCTTAACGAATAGCGCGAAGACCTGGACGGCTAACCAATGGACGAATTACCAAGTGCGTATCACTGGCGGTACTGGGGTTGGACAAATTAGAACTATCGCAAGCAACACCCCAACGGCACTCACCGTATTGGTCAACTGGGCGACTAACCCTGACGCAACCTCTGTTTATGAGATTACCGCTAATGAGGACTATCTATACCTGCTTGGGAACAACGCCGTAACCATGTACCGCTACTCAATCGGTGGCAACGCATGGACAGTAATGGCTCCAACTACGGCAAGAAGTGCTGCGCCTGGTACTGGTATGAGCGCTAATGCTATTGGTGTTACTGGCGACGCTTTATGGGCGAATGAAAGCGCAATATTGAACGGACGGTATATTTACTCAGTACGTGGCGGTGGTAACGCTACAATACAGCGTTTTGACATAGCAGGTGGTACGGCTGGTGCCGGGGCGTGGGCTGATGTCGTCACGATAAACACCGAAACATTCACAACAGGTTCGAGCGCCTTCCCTATGGGTGAGTTCCTCTATATCCGTAAGGACGCCACAAACCGCTTTTTCAAATACTCGATTGTCGATAACTGCTTGCGACCGTTTACTACTAATACCTACCCAGATGGCACAGCGCTGCTGGGAAATAAGATATGGGTCAAGAACCTTGTCGGATCTAACGTGAAATGGGTGTATAGCCTGCAGAACACGGGCACGGCGCTGCATAGGGTGATGGTGATATAGCGAAGATTGTGCTATAATACAAACAGTTGAACTACTCAGCCCCCTCTCTTTACGGTCAAGGGGGCTGTTTTATTTGAGCAAGATTTGGTATAATAGGAACAGATTTGACCGTAAAGACATCAAGTCTACCTACAATGGATGAACCCAAAAAGTTCAATTGACTCGATGCCGTGACGCCGATTCGAGATAGTTGTAAGCAACAAGCTTATTAGCAATTATCTGATCGGTGTTTTTTATATCCGCAAATAGTTGTGAGTAGCTGCGAAATACCATATTGCCTCGGTTGTTCTCAGCCAACCATATACAAAACTGAAATAGATTGAGGGTTCTCAACAATCGCCGCTCTGACTTACTGGTGTCAACGGCGACTCTAATGAATCCTCAAGTGAGGCAGCTACACCCTATCAAGGTAAGAAGGATATTGCCAGAGGTGGCAGATAATCGGGTTCGGTGTGAGTTGTAGGTAATAGGTCAGCAGTGCAAGCCCCTAGGTTAGAGGGGTAGACCAGTTAGTGCCTACTGTCAGCATTGGCAATTCTATGCTATAATAAGAGTAATCTAATCTAATGCCTCGTCGTAGATTTACTTTAGAGGGCTGGCATGTATCATCATGAGCCACCACTAGCTGCCTCGTCGTAGATGCTGTGGAAGTTTCAATAAACTTTTACAACGTCTTCGGCATACACCCTCAAAACCGGGTAGCCACAGACACCGAGAGATTCGATAGACCGAGCTTGCTATTGACAAAGCGTGTACTTTTTGGTATAAGGTAGAGTATGAAACGAATGAGCATAATCCTTGCCACAGTTGCCGTCCTCACACTCGGCGTGGCTGGTTATGCCAGTTTAGCTACAAAACCCGCTACAGTGCCGTCTACGCATGTTACAGAGCGTGTATTGAGCAAGTATGAGGTTGGCCCGCCAGACGCACAAGAATTGCTAGAGTTAGTGAACGCTGAACGTGCGAAGGTTGGGGTTGCGCCGTTGACGATTGACGAGGGGTTGAATACGTCCGCCCAGATAAAAGCCGATGACATGAGCAACAACGACTACTTCGGGCATGTTGACGCGAATGGCAAACACGGCTATGAGTATGCCTATGAGTACAGCGCAAACTGTAAGGTTCCCAGCGAGAATATACGCTGGACGCCACTAGCAGCCTCTACATCACGAGTGGTATACGATGGCTGGTACAATTCACCGCAGCACATCGCAGCGATACGCAAGGCTGACTACACGCTCACAGGCATTGCAGTATCAAACAGCGCTGATAAATATTACACCGTCCAGCACTTCTGCATCGCTAAATAACTAGCTTAGTCTATCGAATCTCTCCTCTCATGAAAGGGGAGATTTTATTATGGGAAATATCTTTCAGACCGGTCTTGCCAACGGAATCGATATGTACGGCACATTGTTCAACTTACCGGAAACCGGTTTGTCCGAGCGAATAAATGGCGGCACACGGACTATCAATACTGGCAGCAAACCGTTCACCGGTGCAGGTACATCTGCCGATGACACGAACTATGTTTATTATAGCGCTGCACTTAATGGCTCCGCTCCAAAAACGACATTAACGACATTGATGGATACAGTAGGCGGTAGCGGCAATGACTCGCCAATCACAAACGGCTCCTACACTGGCGGTGGCTCCGCAGCCTCACAATACAGCGCAGCAGACGAACAAGCTGCCTACGACGACCAAATCCGTGCGCTAGAGCAACTGCTCGGCTATACGAACACTCAGCGTGACGCCGGGCTGGCTTCGATGATCGACAGGTTCAACAACGAAAAGCGAACACTCGACGACCAACGCGCTCGCGCAATGGACGGTTATCGTGTGAAAGAAATTGAGAACGCACAAGCCAAAGAGCGTGGACTTGGCGAAGTTGATTCATTCGCTAACAGCTCATACCGCAACTTGCAACGACTTCTACAGGGTGGCAACGCAGGTAGCTCAAGCGTGGCTCGTGAACTTATGCCGTACCTTGTCAGCAAAGCAGCAACGACCCGACGCACCGGAGTATTCGATACTTCTGGTCAGAATGCTCGCAACATCGACATGGCGAAAGGCGATGCAGAGTACCAGTACGGTATGAATGTCCAAGACCTCGAAAACAACCGCAAGTCTAGCGAACAGGCGTTCCGTGAGAACATTCTTAACAAACAGAATGAACTCGGCGGAAGTCTCCGCGACCTGCAAATCAAACGCGCGATGGCAAATGGTAAGGGATATGCTGCGGCTCGTGCTGCTGGTGACGCTGCACAAGCTGGTATTACTGATCGTCAGAACCAACTTGCTTCACTGTTCGGACAGTATAAGCCTACATTCACCGCAAAAGCTATGAACACAAAAACACCTGAACTCGGTAAATACACCGTAGACCAGGCGGCAATCAACAATAGCGATAAGAATCTGCCAGCAGAATCTTCGTTCTATCAAACACAGCTCAAGAAAAAACAAGAACTTCAGGGATTTTAGGAGGTCACTCATGGCGTATAGCTTCAAGCAGCGCAAGGACGGCGGCTTCGACTTCTTCGATGCCAGCGGCAAGAAAACTAACATTGAAAGCTACACCAAAAATACTGGTGCAAACATAAACCAACTACGCCAGAAGCTCGCCACCCAGGGCGATACGCAATCCCAGCGTATCGTTGCTGGGCTTCCTACGCAGTTCCGAGCGCCAACACAGCAGCAAAGTACGCCAAGTGTGTTCAACACGCCTATTGTGCGCACTCCTACGGTGTCACAGGCCGTATCGCAGCCGACTATCCAAGCGCCAAAAGTCTATACGCCTAAAGCGCAGCAAGCATATGTTGACGCAAAGATTATCGGAACGGGCAGTCCCAACGAAGTCAAACAGGCCATCACGCGCACCGTTGACCGCAAGAACAGTGTCAAACTCGACCCTCAATTCAAACAAGGTAAAAGCTATGAGGATATTGCTAGAGATGCGGGCTTTTCGATAGATGAGGTGAAACGCTATGCCGAACGTAATCACAAAGGTTACGGCGACTTAGGACTAATTGGCAATGCAGCGCGAGCCACCGGACAGTTTGTCGGAACAACAGTGGATAATGGCGTCGGTATCGTAAGGAAGCCAATAAGCACCCTAGCGATTATTGATAGGAACAACCAGCAAAAGATTAACGATGATCTAAGCCAAATTAACAAAGACCTATACTACCGCAACATTACGCCTAAAGCCGCTCAGGAGCGTGCTAGCGCGCTTACAAAGGACTTAATTGGTATGAAAGCCACTCAAGACCAAAAGACTGGTATGTATAGGCTTGGCGATATGAACACCGCGGAGTTTGCTGGTCAGTTTGCTCAACAGGGTATAGACACTGCAAGCGTCCTGCCTATAGCTGGTGGCGCCGCAAGCGGAGCAAGCAAGATAGCTCAATCAATGGGACAACAAGCCGCCCAAAAAACCCTTGAAAAGACGGCTGCGGCTTTAACTGCTGGTGCCCAAACTCAAGCTACATCAAAACTTGCCCAGAGCCTTGCCGCCAAGGGCATGAACCCACAGGCCGCGAACATACTCGGAAATGCTATTACTTCCAACGCTAAGCAAAGCCTTGTATACGGCACAGCACAGACTGGCGCTGACGTAGCGAGCGGGCGAGGTGTCACCCCTGAAAGCCTAGCCATGAACTACGGCGCAGACTTCTTGATGGGTGCCGTACCTGAAATCGGACTCGGCAGTATCGGACGTGGTATCGACCTAAACAACGCAAAGGTACACCAAGAGCTAGTACGCACTAACCCCACCTACAAAGCCAACACAGACAAGCT